ACCCATCGGTAAAGCTCTGCCGGGTTGCTGCTAGGTGTCAGCGCCTGGCCAAACCATTCGCGCCAATCATTAGCCCACACCGACGGCACAACCGATTCAGCAATAACATTTACAGAATCAAGGTTCCCGCTTACCTGGTCTGTGGCCTTGATGTTTAAAGCAATGATGACGGGCCTGTAGTCTCCCGATGGGCTGCCTATCAGCTCATTGAATCGTCCCGTACTCAGGGGCGCGTTGCGTTGCGTGAATTCAAGATTTGCAGTGTCTGTCCACGGCTTTCTGCCACTACTGCCAGGCGACAGGTTGCGCGCTCGGATTGTAACAGTGGTTTCTGTAGGCGGGCCGCCATGCAAAGATGGATCAAATGTAATTGAGCGCGTGAAAAACTTATTGGTTTTTGACCATGCAGAAACGCTAGATACTTCATAGTCCTCGGGCGCGTCCAAAACAACATAACCGTTGCCGTCGTCATATACTATATAGCTTGATGGTACGGGCTCTTCATACCAAAAAAGGTTGTCTTCCCCGTCTCCCCAGTTCTGATCTGTTGACCCAGTCCGATACAGAACGCCGCCTTCTTTGTACAGCCTATATGGCCCCGCGCCTTCGTTAGCTGCCGTCTTGTTAAAGTACCGTGCAGCCGTAAACCAGTCGCCAGAACCGCCCTGATACTGAAGCTGTATTGATCCGCACAAGTTCGCCCTGTTGCCGTCGCCTTTGATCCAGTAGAGCCCGCGAGGGTACGAAAATGTGACGTTTGTTACACCGCGACCCACTGGCACAAAACTGGACAGCCATCCGCTGCCCTCTCTCGGCAACTCGTCTTGCACATTATTCTGAGTTACGTCTCTGGACCATATATCACGCAACGTTTCGGTGTCTGAGTTGTTATACCAGTCTACCGTCGCAACCTCTACTTCCCCAAAGCTGCTTATAGGGACTTCGCCAATGCGTACGTCAGTGACATCCATAGGCCCGTAGCCGACGCAAAGCAACATCCGGTAATATTGATCTTTGCCCCGGTACTCATAATAAGGATTGGCCGCATAAGCTGGCACAATCTTGCGCTTCCCAAGGATGTAGGGGATTGGCTCGTAGGCTTTATTCTGGTTGCTGTCGCCTTTTACACGCTTGCGCTTTTCGTTGTCAGAAATCTCGGGCTCTTCAGGGGCGAAGAGGAAAAAAGTGGCAACTGATACAGCGAGCGCGGCAATTGCGAGGTTGGCGGCTAAGCCAAGTCCCGACGGCACTTGGTGCAGCGTCAGGAGATCCCCACTAACCACTTCCTGATTCCAATCATCAACCGGGTAGCCATTAACAAACGCCCGCGTGTGATCTCTTGCAAGCCCCGTATAATCGCCAAAGATGGACTCAACTGTTCGCCCAGCATCGACCGGCTCACGAATAGGAGATAGGAATGGAGCTTTTGAAACAACGATATTAGCGGTCATTTGCTGGCCTGTAGTTATAGAATCCAAGAATTCGCCCCTTCCATTTGATCGTGGTCACGTCATCAACTGACGGCCCTACACCTGAGCGCGTGTGTATCATCTGCCGGGTATCAAGCATGAATCCGACGTGTATCGGGTTGCCTGCTACTGACAGCAGAGCAAAGCATCCGCGCTCTGGACTCGTTACACGCTCAAAATGCTGTTGGTCGTCAAGTTGATCCGCTATGAAGTCCGCCGCGTCAGTGTCTCCACCGGGCTCATAATAAACATCGTCATAGCCCGGAACCTCGACGCCCATCAACTTACTATAACATATCTGCACCATTCCCCAGCAGTCAGCGCCCTCCATTGAGCGGCCCCCCGGAAGGTATGGAATGGCGAGAAGGTCACGAATCATTGTCTTCCCATAGAGCCGGAAACGTTTGGGGCGTGAACCGCTCACCTGGTAGCTGCACATCCAGAATCGGCTCAACTTCCAGATCAACACTGACGCCTGATCCGCTGATGCTGAATGAGGTTGACTCAAACTGAGCCGGGCCAAACTCTGCAGTATTGGGAGCGGATGCGGCAATCACCCATAGGTTAATGATGATCCTGTCGTCTGCCAGCCTGAGCCGCCTGACGATGGCTATATCCGCTGCATCAAAGTCAATAGTAGCCCTTGGCGTACCTTCTGCCGTTTCCTCTGGCAGAGACAGGTCAAAGCGCCCCGGCTGGTAGGTTTGGGTACTGCCCGAAACGTTGCTATCAATGGATTGCGTGTTGTTTGCGTAGTAATAAAACGTGCCATCAATATTAACTTCGATCAGCACAATTGACGGATCACCAGAGGATCGGCTGTAAATGTTCTTTAAAAACGAGTCGCTGTAAGGCATTAGGGTTGCTTCTCCAGAGAGATAGACAGACGCCACATTTCGCCGCCAATCGGGGTGAGGTCATACGGCTCAGTGAACTGGTAAACAGACGTTCCGCCGTAAAGGAAGTCCGGCTTGTCAAACTCTAGCCCGCCGTTGTCCAGATCATCCCGGAAAAATGCCACAAACGTATCAGCCTGAGCGCGCGTGATTACATACGACTCCGAGACGCTATGGACAGCCGCCGTGAAACGGGTTCTCTGCTTTGTCAGGCCATCCATGCCGCTTCTGATAACAGTGCTCTGTGGGATGTCTGAGAAGCTGTCCATGTTGGGTGCCTGCGGTAATGAAGCGGGCCATGTAGCCATTAGACGCGCCTCCCTTTAGATTTCAGATCAAACTTTGAGCCAAGCTGTCTATCGAACTCACCTTGCATCACCTGCCTCCGTACTGTGTCGCGTATCGTAACCTGCATCTGGCGTTGTCCTTCAGGGCCTGTTGTTTCTTGTGTCTGGACATCGTGGCCGGTTGATGTTGTGGTCTGGTCATTGATGACAACGCTCATGCCACCCCCGCCAACGCTAGACGGCGTAACTACACCTGAGCCGCCCATGGTAACAACCTCCGGCCCGTTCTCGCCGACCATGTATGACCCGCCGCCTGTTACTGAGCCGCCCATTGCGCGGGCTCCTGCCATCGCTGTTCCCATGGTTGCTGCTAACCCTGTAGCCGCTGCAACAAAAGGCGTTGTTGTGGCTATCGCCGATCCTGCTGCGGCTGGGGCGAGTGCCGGCCCAACTATAGGGATAGCGGCTGTTGAAGCGTATGCGCCAACAGCAGCAACCTGCTGCAATGCCGCCGCCTCTGCCGATAGAGCCGTGGCCGATGCTGCGCCAGCGGCGGACCCAGAGGCGGCTTGAACGGCCTGATAAATCAACCACTGCGCCGCCATCTGCGCAAGGGCGTTAACAGTTGAGCGAAGCAGCGTTTCAAGCATTTTTTTGCCAGCGTCTTCCACGCTTTCAAAATCAAAGATTACAGACTCAAACGCATTGCCAAAACTTGACGTAAAGTTGTTTGCAACTTGAGATGTTAGCTTTTGAAAGTCACTCATTGTTACTTCTGCAGATTCTAAGTATTGCTCCCAGAAGCCAGCGTTCAAATCGTTTATTTTTTCGTTTTTTTCATTTTCGAGCTGAACAAGTAAATTGTTTCGAGCTGTGCCGGTTGTATTTGTGCTGTCAAGAATAATATCTCGACGCCGCTCGTACGAAGCGATAATCGAGGCTTCTTCTGACATTAGGCTGGCTGCAATTCCAGATGCCTCTCTGTTAATTGATGCCTGTTTTTCTTCTGCTTCCCTTGCGTCATCAATAGCGTTTCCAAGCGCTACATATTCAGCGGCCTCGGCTGCGGTCAGTCCTTTGCTTTGAAGTTGTAGCTGTGTCTTCTTTTCTCTTACAATTATTTCTGCTTCGGTTGCAGAAACTCCCGATTCAATGAGAGCATTCTGTGTTCGCAGAAATTCCAGTTCTTGTTTTATCGCTTTAGAGGCGGCGGCTACTCCTGCTTTAGCTGTGGCCGCTGCTGCTGCTGAAGCGCTTTTAGATAAGCTTTCGCTGCGCGTTTCAACTTTTTGTAATTCTTCTTGTATTACACCGCCAAGTTTTGTTAAGCGTGCAATTTCGTTTTCAGCATTGCCAATTTGTGCGGTAGCGGCACCGGGCCGCCCTTGGTAAACGACATTCTGAGAGTTCTGTTTTTCCTTTAACCGGTCAAGCTCTACGCCAGCCTCGGCAATGGCGATCTTGTTTTCTCTCATTTGTTCGGCAAGAGACGATCGGATATTTTCAACCTGAGCCGCCGTCATGTCTTCCAAGCCTTCGGTAAATCCGCGAACCTCTCTGCCCGCCTCGCCAAGCTCTACCCTTGTGGCAAACAAGGCATCTCGAAAGTAATAAAGTGAGCCTGCGGCAATCAATGCGACACCAACAGGACCGCCAAGGAGCGCCATTGATGCGCTTGCGGCTCTCGCGGCACCCCCCATCGCCAACATGCCAGCAGCAGCAGTGGTGGAAGCACCTCCCATCCGACCCAAAGCTATCTGAACCCGACCAGCCTGAACCGCATTGAATGCCAAAGCCCCGCCACTGGCGGCCAGTGCGGAGGTCAGTCTGCCGGCAACCACTGTTGCCAAGGCCGCTGCAACGTCTGTGGCCACATCAAAGGTTTCCGAAAGGTCAGATACAGCCTCATCGACGCCACCGGCGTCCTCTGTAAAGTCTAAAAACTGGCGGCTTAGGGCGCTGACTAGCGGTGATATTTCTGCGGCGATCTGGTCAGAGAACGCCCCGAATACTGAACCGACACGATCAATCTGTTCGGCTGCATCCGTGATGTTTTGCGCATCAACTTCAGACAGTGCAATGCCAAGCGCCTCAGCCTGCTTAGCCTGTTCGGCCATGGCTGCGCCGTTGTTTCTCAGAAGCGGTAGCAGTCTTGTGGACTCTGAAGACATGGCCTCCATGAAAAAGATCATCTCGTTTTGAGAGACGTTTGCTTTTTCTAGGCTGCTTACAAATAACTGAAGGGCGTCTGGACCTGATAACTCTCTGAACTGTTCTGCGGTTACGCCAACTTGGGGGGCTATCTTCTCAAAGAAGTCGGCCATCTCACCGCCGCCGGTAGTGAGAAAGTCACCTACGCGGTCTGACATATCCTTGAGGATACCGGAAAGCTGTCCGGCTTCAACGCCAACTGTCTTGGCACCGAAGGCCATCTTTTGAAATTCTGGAACAGTGGAATTTGCAACGCGGGCCAGTCCGACAATTTCCTTCGCCGCTTTAATCGACTTAACTGCCATTGCACCAAGCGCAACACTGGTAGCCGTAGCCGCCGCCGTGAAGATTACCAAAGACTTGCCAAGCTCAGTCACAGTGCTGCGAGTGCTGCCAGCCTGTTTGCCGAAACGATCTAAATCATTCCGCCCGCGCCGGATGTCGCTTGTGTCGGCTCTTACCGATAACGAATAAACATCAGCCACGATTAACACCCCCACCGGCTTGCTTGAATAGTCTCTGGAACTGCGAGCTTGAGCGTTCGCGCATTTCGTCTAATGTCCTCACGTCATAAGGAGGCTCTGCGTTAGAGTCTTTGCTTCTATGCAATTGTATCACATAACTTTCAGATAGCCTGTGCAGAGTCTCAGACTCCCATGGCGTTAAATAGGTGTCAGTGAGGCGGCACCATGCCGCTATCTCTTGGTAGTCAACAGGTGCCGGGCCTTGCCGTGCGAAGCCAATCCGGGAGAGCATTTCGATGAGGTAAGCGCCCTGTTCGTGGTCAGGTAGTTTTAGGCGAGAATCTTTGGGGTCTAGCTGTCTTGATCTTTGTTCCTTTTCGCCCTCTGGCACAGCGTGGAGCCATGCCAGGTGGCGAACAGCAAGGTCTAGCTTTTCCCTGACTTGCTGAAAAAAAGGGTGCGTTTCTGGATTGCCACGCTGATTTGACTTACGAACCAGTCGAGGCTCTCGTCTTTCAGCATCGCAAGCGCTTCAGGGCTATCGGGCTGGATTGCCTTGCCGTCTACCTCGACGTTCTGCCATGAGACTATACATGATTGCAGCAGCTTAGCGCCACGCTCTGACGCCTGGGCTTCGTCGGTGGCGTCAAAGTCGCGGGCAAGCTCTACAGCGGCGGCGCGGTAGGCTTTAGAATCGCGTCCGTACACCTCAACAACAATATCAGTCTTGCCGCCAAGTGGGTCTTGAATGGGCACGGTTGCCGTGTCTTTACGGGTGAATGATCGAATATCCATTAAACCGCCTCAACTGGCAGGGGCTTGCTGGTCAGGTCAATGGTGCATGACCCGCCGGACATGGTATTAGCAGAGCCTAAGTTGTAGGTAAAGCTCGACACGATGCCGGTGTAAAATAGGGTATCGCCGTTTCGATCAACAAGCTCAAAGCTGTGAACGTTACCTGCTTCAGCACCATCAAGTGCAGACTGAAGCGCAATTTGGCCGGTGTCTGTGGCATCACGAGCAATTTGCAATGTCATTTGGCCGTAATCAATTGAGCCTGGGCGTTTAGCAACAGTGCCGGTATCGACTGGGGTAAAAGTTACGACTTCACGAGTTCCGCCCAATTCGCCAAGGTCGCCAACTTCGCCAACGGCGTCAAAAGTCAGTGCCTGATAACCGGGTGCGTCATAAGTTGCAGGGACGCCAGCAACAACAGAAAGAACAGTGCCAAGAGTGGTAAATACGTTGCTCATAATGTAATCCTCTAAACTTCAGTTTTGATATAACCAATTCTAACACATTAACCTGATAGGTTCGCAATCTGTTCATCTATTGATCTGTCAAGCTCTCTTAAGCTAATTCT